TCAGGGTGCTGGTCACTCTCGTGCACCAGGTAGCACATGAGGGCGAGTGTGGCTAGGGCCTCGCCCTCGTGGCGGGCTGCCCACCCTGGAACCCGGGACCACGCTGCCTTGGTCCCGACCGTGTGGCGCTTGATCGTGGGGCCACAGGTGTCGTGGACAGCTAGTGCGAACGCCCAGGGGGACAGGGCTACGTCGGACAGGGACTTGAGTGTCGACTTGAGCGCAGTGATGTCGTCTGCCCGGATAGCCTCCAGGAGGTCACCTGCCAGGACGCGCTCATAGCCGGTCTCCCTCGTGGTCGCATTGATGGTTGCAAGGATCTCTCGTCTCGTGATCATGGATCCACCCTAGCACAGGACCACACACGGGCACAACCCGTTAACCGAGGTTAACTAGACCACTTCCAGGCACCCCTCCTCCCCCAGACCCCCTCCTGCCCTCCGCGTAGCGCTCAGGCGTGGCGCGTGCAGGTGGCGCGCTGGCGTATGTGGCGGGTATGTGGCGCGGGCGGGTAGCGCTACGCGTGTGTACGCGCGCACGTACGAGGGCGACGGCCCCTCCCCCGTCTCCCCCCAAACCCCCCCTCTACCCCTACCCCTGAGAGTGTCTCTCTCTGGCGTTTACGCCGGAGAGAGAGACACTCTCAGGGAGGTAAGTTATATATATTTCTCTCTTTAGAGGGGGTATGGGGGAGACCTTTCTCTCTTTGCTGGGTCGAGGGTGTGGTCTGGGCTAGCCCGGTCGGGCCGTCTCGCGGCCCTCCCCGCACGGGGCATTGGGCCTCCCGGGGCCCCAGGCGTAAACGCCGGGCCCCGGGGCCCAGCCCCGTGCCAGGGCACGACGGGGACGATGGGGGTGGGGAGGCTGAGCTGAGGGAGCTGGGCTCGCCGTCTCACGGCCCACCAGGGAGGTGTGTGGTCTAGCGCTTGGAGGCAGTGGAGTCTGGGATGCCCCTGGGATGCCGGAGGATGGATTCTGAGGGCCTAGCAGGGTCAGGGTGGCACTGGAGTACCCCCAGACGATTTGAGGCCGTCTAAGGCGGGATGCAGCAACTCTCAGGGCGTGTTGCGGGGTAGCGAGGAGTGTGCTACCATGAGGTCATGGAGTTTCCACGAGAGATCGTTAAGCGAGTAGTTGAGGTTCCGGGGTGGGGTAATGTACCCGCACTGCCGAGCGAGCAGAGGCTGGAGGAGGTGGGCATGGTCCACGAGGACTTAAGCAAGACCACACGCCTGAGGTACCGGGCGCGGCTTGCGGACTATCCGGTGGAGTCGTACGAGGCTAGGGCGGTCCAGCAGGCGGTGCCAACGTACGGCACACGTGTGGTCCAGCTGGAGAGTGTGATCGAGTTGGGGGTGATCGGGGTGAAGGTGACCGTGGCATGGTGACGGCGTGTCGAGTTGACATGGTAGGAGGTACCTGCTAGGGTGTATACCAGGGTAGAAGATATACCCTGGGTACTGGTTTGGAGTACCCCCTGGATTGGAACCCTAGGGGGTATTCGGGTAAGGTACCCCAGGGGGTGCAGGAATAGCCCCCTGGGGTATACCCCGGTAAGTACCCCCTAGGTAACCCGGATAGGTCTTGTAAGATGCCGTACTCAGCCCCCGAGCGATGCTGGTGCGGAGAGCTAGGTTTGCCAGGCACAGCGTTGTGCCTGGCCCACACACCAACAAAGTCTGGTTGGGAACTTCGGCCAACTGCTTGGAAGAATGTTGACGGAAAGACTTATCGTAAATGGAAGAAACTTCGGAACAGATTCATTAAAGAGAATCCTTATTGTAATCTGTGCGGAATGATTGCAACAGAAGTTGATCATATTGACGGAATTAAGGCAATTGAGAATGAATTAACAATTCTTGACGAAAATCGATTGCAATCATTATGTCATGAATGTCACGCAGCTAAAACAAGGGAAGCGTCGAGAAAATCACGAAATTCAATTAAAAAGCTGCGCCGGGGTAACTCTCCGTGAAATACAGGTTAGTTGATCGTTAAAGTGAACAGTGTTCACTAAGATTTGAGGAGTGTGTAATATGACTGAGGATGAGCGTTTTAGTGAGATTCCTCCTGGAATCGCCAATAACGAGGTTTTGCGAGGTGTGTGGTCCGAGCTTGTGGGTATGATGCCCAAGGAAGTTCTTGACAACCTCGATGAAATGGATGGCCTGTTTATTGAGGCTATGTGTAGGCATTATGCTATTGCACGAAAAGCCTCGAATGAGGTTATTTCAGCTGATTCTGTGTTGGTTACTGATAACCCCAATCACAGGATGCAGAAGCACCCAGCTGAGGTTATTTTCCGGTCACAATCTCAAGCATTCCTTGCTTATATGAAAGAAGCTGGATGGACTCCTAAAGCAAGGAATTCGGGTAAGAATAAAGACACTGATAACCCATTCCTTATGTGAATATAACACAATGAATAATGTAATTCCTAATGAGATTAAAGAATATTTAATAAGTAGGAAGCTAGATATACCTGAAAGGGGACCACACCTCAAGTGCCCTGATCCTGGTGGTGTGGTCCACGGTATGCAAGTGCGATTTAACCCGAAGAGCGTAGATCATGCTCTTCGGGTTATTTCTGCTTTAAGGCATACTAAAGGCCGTTGGGCAGGTAAACCTCTTAAGCTAACTAATGTCCAGATAGCCTACATTGTGGCCCCGCTGTTTGGCTGGCAAGTCTACGATGATTCTTTAGGGCGTTGGCTGAGGCTGTATAGGGATGCCTATATTGAAATGCCCCGTAAAGGGGCTAAGTCAACACTGGCTAGTGCACTAGCTATGGTCCTCGCTTTCGGGGATCACGAGGGCGGCGCTGAAGTCATTATTGGAGCAGCTTCTAGAGATCAAGCGGGGGCATGTTTCACGCCGCTTAAGCAACTTGTCGACAACTCGCCATTGCTTAAGCAGGCTGGTATCAGGTCACTGCATAACTCGATCAAGCAGGATAGGACAAGCTCTGTAATCAAGGTAGTGTCGAGCAAGGGCGACCTAGCACATGGCGCTAACCTCCACGGGGCTATCTGTGACGAGCTGCATGTACATAAGAGTCTGAGCTTGTTGGAGGCTATGGAGACAGGTACTGGTGCTCGTGAGCAGCCCCTGACGATGGTCATCACCACAGCTGATGACGGCAGTGTGGGCACGCCCTATGACCAGCGCAGGGAGCTGGTTGACAACATATGTAAGGGGGTTGTAGAAGCCCCTCGATCATTCTGTGTGGTGTGGTGTGCATCACCTGAGGATGACCCCTGGTCAGAAGAGACGTGGGCTAGGGCTAATCCCTTATATCCCGTAACTCCGTCAAGGGCATTTATGCAGTCTGCTGCTGATAAGGCTAAGACTGACCCTGTGGCTAAGGCCAGCTTCTTGAGGCTGCATTTAGGTATCAGGGGCAGGCTGGATGAGTCGTGGATCAGCAGGTCTGACTGGATGAAGGGGGCTGTGGCCCAGCTGGACATTGAGGGCAGACAGTGCTATGGCGGCCTGGACCTTGCAGCTGTGTCGGACCTTACAGCACTGGTGTGGTTGTTCCCAGCAGAGGACGGCACGTACCAGATGCTGCCTCGATTCTTCTTGCCTGAGGCTGCGCTGGCTGAGCTGGATAGGGCCACATACCGTAATGCGAGCGTGTGGGCTAATAGAGGGCTAATTAAGTTGACTCCTGGTAATGTCACTGATTATGATTTTGTTAAAGCTCAGATTGATGAGGATGCTAAGCATTACGACATTCAGTGCATAGGGTTCGATCCGTGGAATGCTACTCAGGTATCTAATGATCTTCAAGCTGATGGGTACAGACTTGAGAAAGTCCGTCAGGGGTTTGTCTCTATGTCTGGCCCTATGAAAGAGATTCAGAGACTGGTTATGCAGGGGGGTGCTATCAAGCACGACGGTAATCCTCTTATGGCATGGCAAATAGATAATATTCGCCCAGCCATGGACCCTGCTGGTAATATTAAACCCGCTAAGCAGAAGAAGCGAGATAAGATCGACGGCGTTGCTGCACTAGTCACAGCAATGAATGTATGGCAATTCCACAAAACAAAAGTCTCGGCTTACGGCGTGTCGGGCCTGGAATCTGTTTGAAATGTGTTATACTGTTTACAGGATTGAATTGGAGGTGTAATAGTGGGTTTCTGGTCTGGTATCTTTAACCGACTTCAGGGCATTACCACATATGAGCCTCGGCAGTATAAGGTCGGCCCTACGGAACTGGTCGACCTTTCCGGTGTTTCAGCTGCTAAGCTATTCAAGACTCAACCACACCTGCGCACTGTGGTTACGTTCCTTGCCAGGAATATCGCTCATCTAGGCGTACATTCCTACGTTAAGCAAAGCGATGGAGGCAGGCTGAGGGATACCTCGTCCCCTGTTGGCGGGTTTCTCTCTGGCGCTAAAGCAAATGAATCGATGACCTTGTACCAACTGGTATATGCACTGGTTGTGGACAAGGCGTTGTATGACCGAGCTTATTGGTGGCCAGTAGTGAACCAGGACGGTAACTGGGAAGTCTACCGCCTGCCTCCTAGTTGGGTTCAGACTAAGTCTGACAATTTCGGTAAGGTCACACATGAGGTTAGCTTCGAGTCAGATAAGAAGTTGACTCTGGACAGTTCACGTGTGGTCTATTTCGGTGGCTATCACCCAACTGACCCTGGCGGGTGCAGCGCAACGATCGTCAGCCTGAAGGAAGTACTGGCTGAGCAGATTCAAGCATCGAAGTATCGTCAGCAGTTGTGGGCTCGCGGGGGTAAAGTGTCTGCTGTGCTTCAGCGACCTGTTGACGCACCCCGCTGGACTGACTCTCAACGAGAGAATTTCCGTGAGGACTGGTATGAGAAATACACGGGTAGTGGTAAGCGCGCTGGTGGCACTCCCATTCTTGAAGATGGGATGACTCTTAATCGTGTGGACTTCAGCGCTACTGATCAGCAGTACATTGAGGGCGTTAAGCTTGCTTATAGCACGGTAGCTAATGCTTTCCACGTTAACCCCACAATGGTTGGTATTCTTGACAATGCTAATTACAGTAATGTTCGGGAATTCCGTAAAATGCTTTATGGGGATACTCTAGGTCCGCTTATTGCGGAAATAGAGTCTACTCTTAACGCATTCCTTATTCCTATTATGGGTGGAGCTAAAGGTAGCTATATTGAATTCAATGTAGCTGAGAAACTCCAAGCTGACTTCGAGCAGCAAGCACAGTGGTTCCAGTCAGCTGTGGGTTCGGCGTACATGACTCGTAATGAGGCTAGGGCTAGATTGAACCTGCCAGCTATCGATGGTGGCGATGATCTGATCACCCCGCTGAATGTGAGTGTGGACCCTGGAGGGTATAGCCAGAACTCAGGTGAGGTACGGACTAAGGCTCGAGGGCTGCGTGTTGACCGTAAGTCGTGGGTTAAGAGGTACACGACGGTGCTTGAGGCTCATGCCCGTAAGAGGTTGTATAAGTCAGGGCGGTTGAAGGTTAAAGCTTCAGCTGATGAATCGTTAGCTGAGGACCTGCTTGATCTTGATCTGGGGCTGACCAGCGAGATAGGCAACAAACTGCTTGAGGGGCGTGACGAGGACTACGACAAAGGGTCTACTCGGTCATACCTGAAGAAGCGAGCTAAGCGTATCTCTCAGGGTATCGTGGATAGCCTAGAGGACCTAGAGGATGAGCAGGCTGAGTGGGAAGAGGCTATGGAGGGTGATGATCCTCCGGACACTGTCGAGCCTGTAGAACACTGGCTGAAAGAAGCGGCTCTAGGTATGGCTGGGTCTATGGTTACGTGGGCTATGGGCTGGGCCACACAGGAGGCTGGCAGGCAGTCTGGTGCGGCTACCAAGACGTGGCATACGGGGCCTAATGCTCGAGATAGTCATGCTGCCATGGACGGTGAGCGTGTGGGCCTGAACGAAGAGTTCTCTAACGGCATGAAGTACCCTGGAGATGACGATGACCCTGCTGAGGTTGCTCACTGTAATTGCACGACTAGCATAGATTGGGAGTAGCGATTAAGACTAAGTCGTTTAAGGTTAAAGCAGAAGAGTCTGAGGAATCTGGGTCAGGCTATTTCGTAGGGTACGCCTCGGTATTCGGCAATGTGGACTCTTACGGTGAGGTCATGGAGAAAGGGGCTTTCTCTGACACCCTGAAAGAATGGGAAGGCCGTAAGATTCCAGTCTTCTATGGGCATGACCTTACTAACCCCGAAAACAATATCGGGTATGTTGAGTCTGCTGAGGAAGACGACACAGGCCTACTTGTCAGGTGTGTGGTCGATACTGAGGGTCCTGGTAATGGCCCCATTGTATATAAGCTTTTGAAGGAAGGCCGAATTGACCGTATGTCTTTCGGCTTCTATGTTAATGACGCAGACCATAAGGGTGGCGTGACTTATATTAAGAAAGTCTCCCTGCTTGAGGTGTCTGTGGTCCCCGCTCCGGCTAATCCCGAGGCGGCTATTACTGACGTTAAATCTAAGAAAGAGGCAGAAGGAATGACGCCTGAAGAGATTGCTGAGCTTGTGGTCAAGCCGATTATCGAAGCGCTTGAGTCCAAGCTCGATGAGTATTTCGATGAGGAAGACAAGCCTGAGGATAAGCCGGCTGAAGACAAGCCAGCTGATAAGCCTGCTGATGATCAGGCTAAGTCTATTCTAGCTGAGATTAAGGGGTTGTTTGCGTGAGCGGTATTGAGGCACTGAAAGTTAAGGCAGCTGAGATCAAGGGACGGCTGAAGGCCGTTGAAGAGTCCGGTGTTGTGGGTAAAGACACCGAGTCTCTGGTGGAAGAGTACAAGGCCACTGTGGCCAAGATCAAGTCCTTCGAGGGTAACGGGGACGCTATCAATGAACTGAAAGGAAATTCTGTGGCAGTTGAGCGCGAGGCCAAATCTCTGGGCGCCCACTTCGTTAAGCACTTCGGTCCTGAGCTTGCTCGGGTTAAGGGCCGTGACAACTTCTCGGTGAATGGTCCCGAGTTCAAGGGTGCTGAGGATTGGCACCTGACCTGGGATAGCCTGATCGGTTTCGATGCCGATTACGACAAGGGCGCTCACTACGCTCAGCCTCCGCTGTACGTCGGTGACCTGTTTGCTCAGGGTAACACCGACAGCGCGGCTGTGGCCTGGCTTGAGGACAGCGCTGTTGAGGGCGATGCCGGCCCGACTGTTCAGGGTGCTAAGAAGAACAACATTCACTTCATTAACCCGAAGACGAACATCGAGGCGCTGAAGAAGATCACGGGTATCCTGGCCTTCTCTGACGAAATGCTTGAGGATCACGCGTGGCTGGCCTCCCACATTAACCAGCGTGGCGTGTACCGTATCGCTGTTGCTGAGGAGAACCAGATTCTGAATGGCTCCGGACAGAATGGCCAGCTTCAGGGTGTCCTGACCAAGAACGGTATCCTGGCCCGTGAGGTTGAGAAGACCGCCACCACTGCTGAGTTTGGTGAGGCGATTCTGGGTGGCGCTATGGACGTCCTTCAGGAGAGCGGGTTCCCGGCTGACGCTATCGTGATCAACCCCCAGGACTACGCTGCTCAGCGTCTGGCTAAGGACAGCAACGGCCAGTACTTCGGTGGTGGCGCGTTCACCGGTGCGTACGGCAACGGCCAGGTTCAGATTGTGCCTTCGCTGTGGGGCCTGAACACCGTTATCTCCCCGCGTATCGCTGCGGGCACTGCTCTGGTTGGTGCGTTCAAGGCTGGCGGTATGCTTGTCCGTAAGGGCGGTGTCAGGGTTGAGGCTACGAATAGCCACGCTGAACTGTTTGTGTCTGACGTGACTGTGGTCCGTATGGAGATCCGTGAGCTGCTGACTGTGACTCAGCCGAAAGCTTTCTGCAAGGTTTCTCGCAAGGCCTGATCGTGGATCTTATTGGGGCTGATACTCTGGAAGCCCTAAGTAAGGGGGTCATCAAAAAGGATGACCCCCTTACCCCTATTCTTATTAGGCAGGCTTCCGGACTTATTAGGGAATTCTGCGAATGGCACATCTACCCGCTTATTACTGAGACTAAGCGGGTAGATCATAAGGGTGGACGCTTTATTAAGCTGCCCACACTGATGCTTCAGGATGAGCCTACGATCGAGTATCTCGGTCATGAGCGTGTGGTCCAGGAATGGTCTGAAGCTGGTATGTGTAGGCTGAGTGATCCACTGCCTGCTGCTATGGGGGCTATTCAGGCTACGATGACTCATGGTTATAGTGAGCTGCCTGCTACTGTGGAGGTAGTTATGGCGTCTATTATTGTAGCTTCTAGGACTGCTCCGGTGGGTATCAATCAAGCTGCCGTGGGCTCAGTATCGAGTACGTTTGAAGTTCCTGGTGGGGGTATTCGATTGAGCACTTATGCTAAGCGGGCACTCGATGGTTTTAGGTTGGTGTATCGCCCTTGAGCTTCCCTTTCCTTACTAATGGTTATATATGGGTGGCTCGACTTCAGGACAAGTATGATGACCGGGGTAATCTGATTCAAGATCAGGTTGCTAAGGAGTTCACTATCCAGGGCTGCTCTATTCAGCAGCCCTCTGCTGCTGAGCTGTCTGGTGATAGGCAGGGTGACGGTCAGTGGACGTACACGGTGTACGCACCACTGACTGCATCCGTGCAGGCTAAGGACCTGGTCATCCTCAGCTGGGACCACAAAGGTACGCCGGGAGAATGGTTTAACAAGACCACACCTGTGTACAGAGTGTCCGGAGTTCCCGGTGTGTGGTCTTATGATTACCTAGGCCTTAGTCACCAGGTGATTAAGCTTGTGGCGGTGGACTGATGCTTGAGCGACTTGAATTCCACGATGAGGGATTCCAGGAAATGCTTAAGTCATCTGAGGTTGCTTCAGTTCTAAACGATATGGCCCAGAAGATATGTGACCAGGCTAATGACAATGCTGGCCGTGACGATGCTTTTGAGTGGTCTGGGTATGTGGGTCAGACTCGAGCTAGGGCTACGGTGAGGCCGGCTAGCTTTTATGGGGCTAAGTCTGAGGCTGACAACAAGACGTTGACTAGTGCGTTTGGGAGTTATACTCATGGGTAATTTCGTTGCTGAGTTCCCTGACGCTGAGGCTGCCTGCATTATGGGCTTGAGAGCTCATCTACAGGGAGTCCCTGTAAGGCAGCAAGCAGACAAGCTTGGAACTCGACAGTGTGTGGTCAAGCTGACTAGCTCTGGTACCCGCTTAGATCCTCGTAGAGTGAGGGTCCAGCTTACCGTCACATGCTGGGGTAAGGACAACACTGATAGCACGGAGGCTTTTAACCTGGCAGCTAAATGCCTTAACTGGGTCGAGGAAAGACCTTACTATGGGCATATGGGTAAATACCCTTGCCATAAAGTAGATATAGTTTCTTACCCTTATTATGATCCTGATAGCAGCCAGTCATCTGGCGGTTCAGGGATCGCTCGATATTCTTTTACGTTCCGTACGATTCTAGCAGGAGTGAACTAAATGGCTGTAAATAACCGTAATGTGCTGGCAGGCCGTCCGGATCAGGCAGTGACTGGGGCTATCCTGTCCACTACTACTCTGGTGACTACTCTGCCTACTGATCTGTACAACCTTGACCTGGGTACGCTTAAGCTGACTGACTCGGGGTATGTCAGTGACGCCGGCCTTACTTTGTCGGTTAAGCGTTCAACTAACGACATCAAAGACTGGTCTCAGTCTGTGGTTAAGAAGATCCTGAGTGAGTTCTCGGGTTCCATTAAGTGGTCTCACCTTGAGGTTTCTGAGGGCTCGGCGAAGAACTTCTTCGGTGAGAACAATGTCACTGTTACCCCGAAGACGACTTCGCAGGGTACTCGCCTGTTGATGAAGCTTCGCGCTGATGAGCTGCCCCACAAGACCTGGTGCTTCCGCATGAAGGACGGCGACGCTAAGATCATCATCTGGGTGCCTGATGGCCAGATCACTGAGGCTGACGACATCACGTTCGCTGCTAGTGACGCGATTAAGCTGCCTGTGACCCTGACTTGCTACCCGGATGCCCAGGGTAACTCGCTGTACATCGCCACCGATGATGGGGTGACTGGGGCGTGAGCAAGGTCTTTCAGCTTGACGGCCCTAAGGCTACGGACAATTTCAAGTTCCGGATGCCGGGGTCTAAAGTTACTCATGAGCTACCGTCTCTTCAGAAGCTGCCTGTGGGTATCCGTAAGAGGATGGGTGATCTAGCCGGGGCTATTCAGGCTCAGCAGGAGCGTGGCAAGAAGCCCACGTCCAAGCAGACTTCCGAATTGCTTGATTTCCAGCTAGATCTGCTTGAGCATTACGTGCCGGGTATTACGGATAAGCTCGATGACGATATGTTTATGGCGCTGATGGAGGCGTGGAAAGAGCACTCTGAAATCAGCATGGGGGAATAATAGGGCTAGTGGGTGTGTGGCATAATCACCCACTAGCCCTAGAGCGTGAGCTCATTGGGCTAGGTTTGAGGTCCCGTCAGGTAGGCACAGAGGAGCTTACCTGGCGGGACCTTCAGGCTATAGTCAGCCATGCTGAGCCAGGAGGGCCGCTGGCTAAGGACCTCGGGTATGTGTGGACCACAGACGGCTACATGCTAGCTAACATCTACGACGTCCTTGCTGGGGCCAACTGGCAGCGTGCTGGCAAGTCTAGTGAGCCTCCACCTAAACCCATTAGACGGCCAAATGAAGTTAGGGATGACGAACGTGCGTTTGGGTATGATCCGATCCCTCTGAGCGAATTCAATGATTGGTGGGATGCCTAATGGCTTCAGTTGAGCTAGCTACAGGTTACTATCAGCTAGTTCCCTCAATGAAGGGTAACAAGGAAGCTATTGTTGGAGAAATCACTGGGGCTGTAAACGAGGGGTCTGATAAGGCAGGCAAAGAGGGTGGCGCAAGGCTGTCTACTAGGCTGGCTGAAGGGCTTAAAGGTAGTTCTCTTGCGGCCCTCGGTGCGGGTGTGGCCGCGGGTATTGGTGCTGCCCTATACAAAGTTGGTGAGACTTTCGACGAGGTCACTGACACTATCCGCACGGGTACTGGTGCTACGGGCGAGGCTCTCGATGGGCTAGTCGATGTTGCTAAGCGTGTGGGCTCTACTACTCCAGCTGAGTTCTCTAAGATAGCCCCAGTTGTCGCTGACCTGAATACCAGGCTAGGTCTGACTGGTGAGGACCTCGAGACTGTGGCTAAGCAGGTTCTTGAGGCTGGCCGGTTGCTGGGTCAGGATGTCGATATCAGCAAGACCACAGCAGCGTTTAGTGCTTTTGGCCTTGAGGCTAAGCAGATTCCTGGAGCTATGGATGACTTGTTCAGGGTCAGCCAGGCTACTGGTCTAGGCTTCAATGATCTAGCTCAGAAAACCGCTCAGGCTGCGCCTACAATGAAGGCTCTTGGATTTGGGTTCCAAGACACAGCAGCAATGATCGGTGCCTTCGATAAAGCCGGTTTGAATTCAAGCCAGATCATGACCTCTATGACAAAGGGTCTTACTACTCTGGCTAAGTCCGGCGAGGAGCCTAAGGAAGCCTTCAAGCGAGTTACTGGAGAGATTGGTAGCTATATCCAGTCGGGTAATGAAGCTGCTGCTCTTAAACTTGCTAGTAAGTTGTTTGGTACTAAGGGTGCTACCCAGTTTGTGGAGGCACTTAAGCAGGGCAAGATCGGCGCTGAGGACATGATGAAGTCCATCGGCGCTACTGATGACACTATTCTCGGTGTGGCCGGTGAGACTTCTGACTTCGCTGAGAAGTGGCAGATAGTTCAGAACAATGCCCAGCTCGCTCTAGAACCTCTAGGGTCTGTGGTGTTCAGTACTCTTGCTGATGTCTTGTCGGCTATGGCGCCTACTCTCCAGGATATAGGTAACTGGCTGAAAGAGAACACCTGGGCTTTCGGAGCTCTGGGTGCAGCTATTGCAGGTATCCTGATTCCTGCCTTCGTTACGTGGGTGGCGGGTATCTGGGCGTCTACGGCAGCTCTTCTTGCCAGCCCTATCACGTGGATTGTGGTCGGTATAGCCGCTCTTGCTGCCGGACTTGTCCTCCTGATTACTAACTGGCAGGCTGTATCTGACTTCATCGGTGGTGTGTGGAACGCTACTGTGGAAGGAGCAGGGCACCTGTGGGAAGACTTCGTCAGGGGCTTGACAGAGTTCGCCACAGGAATTGGCCAGTGGTTTATGGAAGGTCTGGCTGGAGCTGGGCAGCAGATTGCTGAGTTCTTTGCTGGCCTACCTCAGATGATCCTTGATGGCCTTGCTGCTCTTGGCGAGGTTACCCTCATGATTGTGGGCTTCTCTATAGGTATCTTCGCTGGTCTGATTGTGGGATTCGTACAATTCCTAGGGTACATTCCAGGCTGGCTCGCCTCTGTGGGTGAGTGGCTGATGTCGCTTCCTGGCAAGGTACTTGAGTGGCTTGCGGGACTTGGCCAGCTTGCTGGTAAGGCGGCTGAGTGGTTCGGTGGGTTCTTCCAGAGCATGGTCCGCAAGGGTGGCGAGATTATTGAGTGGGTTAAGCAACTGCCTGGCAAGATCATTGGTGGTATAGCGTCACTGGCGTCGAGCCTCCCTCAGAAAGCGTCTGAGGCGTGGAACGGATTCCTGCGTAAGGCTCAGGAGCTCGGTGGCCAGGTTGCTGAATTCGCGCGCTCACTGCCAGGTAAAATCACTGGGGCTTTAGGTGATCTAGGTAGCCTACTGGTCCGGTCTGGTGGTGCTCTTGTGGACGGCTTCTTGCGGGGTATCCAAGGAGCGTGGAACTCGCTTGTGGGCTGGGTTAAGCAGGGCATGGATTGGTTGCGTGGTCTGTGGCCTTTCTCTCCTGCTAAGTGGGGGCCTTTCTCGGGTAAGGGCTATGTGACTCATTCTGGTAAAGCGATCATTAGGGACTTCGCTGATAGTCTTAAGAATGAGCAGCCTTATCTGCTTGATTCCGCTAAGAGCGTTATGGGCGACTTCCAGTCGAATTTCCAGCCTAACCTGAACGGTGTTCAACCTGCTTATGCTGGGGCTAATGCTGGAGGTAATACCAGTAGGGTCAATGTCAATGCATACAGTAGTGACCCCTATGCCACTGCCGAAGAGGTAGCAAGGCAGCTGAGGAGACTAATGTGAAAGAAGTCACGTGGAATGGCCACGTGATCAACGGTGGGGACTGGGTTGTGAGTGAGTGCAAGCTCTTCGGCTCAGCCCCCGCCGTTGCGCAGAGTGGCCAGCGTGTGGGCTATGACGGTATATGGCGTACTAAGGCATACCATGGCGCTAAGTCTGGCGCTATTAAGGGCTATTATGTAGGGCAGTCTCTTGAGGATGCTGAGGAGGCGATGGAGACTCTCCTAAGTGTCGCTGATATTAACCCTACTCCGTTGACTGTTAACACGCCACGCGGACCTAAAACCATGTTCGTGGCCAGGGATAGCGCTCTCGATATAACGTTCCTGGCTAACGGGTCAGCATTCGAGTGGGGAGCTACTCTGATAGCTCCTGACCCTGTGTGGTGGCGTGGAGGTCAGACTCCTGATGGCCAGATTGATGACCAGTACACGGCTAAGCATAGGCTGTATCTACCCAACCTTACGGGCGGTATTAAGTTCCCGATCAAGTATCCTATCTCTTTCTTGGAGACAGGTAACTACGGGTCGGTTACAGTGAGCTCGGGCTACCACAATAGGGTGTCTTTGAAGCTATACGGGTACGTACAGATACCGTCTGTGATCTTCTCTGGTCCAGGTGGGGCTGGCCGTTTGCGGTGGGACTTCACCCTACAGCAAGACGAGTGGCTAGACATTGATTTAACTAATCGCACGTCACTCAGGCAGGGTCAGTCTGCTGCTGCACCTTCTGTTAGGGAATGGCCTGAGCTTGGTCGGGGTGAGTTGACTATTGGGTTCAGGTCTGACGTGTATTCCCCTACTGCTTATCTTGATGTAATTGTGAGACAGGTGACTATATAATGGCTCTTGATAACGTGCTACCTATTGGTGGCAATATTTCAGTGAATGCCGCTGAATTCAGGCGGCTTGATGTGGGCTCTACTATGGTCCACGATACCCACCCTCTGGCGTGTAGGCCTGGCGTTACCTCTGGTATGACACCTAGCCTTAATGGCAGTCAGATTCGTGTCAGTTCGGGTACGGCTATTGTGACTCCTGTGGCCTCGAATAACGGAAGCTACAGGGTGGCTAACGTAGACGATGTTAGCTTGCCTCTGTATGCTAAGGACACATCATACCCGCGTACTGATATTCTGGTGTTGAAAGTGTATGACGGTACTGTGGACGGCTCTAACAAGTACCAGGCCTCGTTCGAGATGATTAAGGGCGTGGCATCCGCTAGCTTCCCCACACCTGCTACGCCAGCAGGCGCGCTGCTTATAGCCCGTGTGATCGTGTCGACTACTGGTAGCCCCACGATTTATGATTCTAGGCAGTACACGTGCGCTGTGGGCGGTACTATCCCGTGCTATTCGAATAGCCGGCCCACTACCTGGTTCCTTCAGAAGGGCCAGCGCATCTATGAGTTGGACACGAACAAGGTCATGCTGTGGACTGGTAGCTCCTGGCGTGAGGACACGGTGATTCCTCAGGTAACTCTTCCGCGTGTCCCTGCTATTGCGTCGGGTACGGTGACGGCTAGTAGCGCGGGTCCTGCTGTGTTCACTATCCAGTTCCCGCCTGGACGTTTCTCGAGCGCTCCACGTGTTGTGGCCTCGGTTAGGTCAGCCTCGGGTGACTTCACTTGGGACACCCCCAAGCCATATAATGTCACTTCGACACAATTTCAGATGTTCGTTAAGAATGGTCGTGGTTGTGACTTCGACTGGATAGCAATTGAGAACGGATAATGATCAAATGGCAGTCTTTTGCAGCTCTAGACGGTAGACCTCTGACTGAGCTACCCGGCCTAGCTGTTAAATCTAGCCTGTCATCCATCATCGGGCGGGGAGACTCCGTAACTGTGAGTCTCCCCGTCTGTGATAGGTGGCCTGCTAACTGGAGGGACGGCACTCAACCTATGCGTGCTGTCCTGGCAGCTATAGATGACAACATCGTCTTGTGGGCTGGCTGGGTAGAGAAGCGCTCATACGGGTCAGATGAGGCTATGGAGCTTACTCTCCAGCCTGCCGAAGAGTGGCTGAAGCGCAACTATATCCCTGAAAACCAGTTCAGGGATCAGCGCTACACGACTATTGCACGAGGCATAGGGCTAGATCGGCTTGTAGCCCAGTTTAACGGCCGCCTAGACGAGGACCCCACCCTTGATTGGGGTGACAGGACGTACCGTGCTGACCAGGATATGACGTGCCTGGCTGGTCTCCAAAATCTCATGAAGACTAAACACGGTGCTGAGTTCGCTACTAGCTGGGAACTGCACGAGAATGGCCACCTCGGTATTGTGGTCCACACCGCATACAGGCTTGGCGGTGTGGGTAAAGACACTGCCGGGGCTGCTGTGCTATCTCAAGGCTCCTGGCAGCAGGTTGAGGACTGCTCTGACGGTAAAGGAGCCACAATCTGGCGTGTGGTCTCCAATAGGTCTGGGGATGAGCGCAAGGAATTCGCTACGTCTAATAGTCAAGTCCTTCAGTATGGGTGGCTTGAGCTCGAAAGGCGCTGGACTCCTGACACGGGGTCAGTGAATGACGCTGTTTTGCAGCAGTACATGTATGCAGCTAAGGAGAGTCAGTCCTACGGGCTTACCTCAATCAGTGTGGAGACTACGTTGGACCACTTTATGCCGGGGCGTGACTTCGTTCTAGGTGACTATGTTGATGTTGATATGACTAATCTTAGTAACCCTGAGTTGCAGTTCAAAGGTAAAGCCAGGGTTATCGGGTGGGTATGTGACCCTGACCCTGTATCTGGTGAGATAACTAAGATTAAGCCTATGCTTTCGTTGGAGGATTGATGAGTTTCGACCCTACTACGGTCGATAGGCCGTCTAATGACCAGGGTATTAGGGAGGTAGTTAACCGCCTGGAGGGTCTTGAGAGCCGTATTAATGAACTCACGGCCACTATTGGTGGGGAAGGGGCGGTCTATAACCGATCTCTTTTCCACGTTAAGGGCCATGCGAAGTTTGACGGCACCCTCGAGATCGCCGAAGGTCTGATTGGTGACAAGGCACTCAAGTCTCAGATCGGCGTTGATGCTGGTAATTCCCGTAATCTTGACTGGTCCCCGGTGACTAGCTGGACCACAGGGGTGTCTACATTCGTTGTGTCCCCGTCGTGGGCTACTAAAGCGCTCGTAATTGCGGGCGGATCGATTATGCCTAACTACGACGCTAACGCTGGCACCCCTGCGTGCTGGGGTCGCATTGAGTGTAGAGGCCAGTATAGCCCTGATTTCTTGTCTTTCCTAGGATCATCAGCCATCCCGTCCAATATCTCGTGGCCGTTTTTCACTGTACCGGACGAACGAGAAGGGGGGATTGAGGTTAATTGCCAGGCTAAGCTTTACAGCGGTAGTTCTAATAGAGGTGGACGCTGTTTCGTGTCCGCTGTTGTACTGTGGTTGAGGTGATATGTTGAGCCCTGAGACTATGGGTAGCCTTATTGGGGCTATCCTGGCGGGTATTTTAGCGGTTGGTTACAGCGGTGTAAAAGTATATAAGGCCATGTCTGGGTCGCTTAAGAAGATAAAGGACCTCACTGCTGACCTGAAAAATGATACTGAAGCGTTAGTTTATGACAAAACTGATGCTGAAGGTAACACTGTTCAGGATAAGTTGAATATTCTACTTAAGCAAGCTGACAAGACTAATACTGACCTCGAGATTCTTTCGTCTACAACGGCGGAAATTAAGGGGGTACTGAACCGGCATGATAAAGAGATCGGCCGGTTTAACACGAATTTGAGCCAGCTCAATGAGCGAGTATCGAATTCGGAGCGCATGCTGACTTCTAGGTTAGAAGAACACGGTCAGCGCATCCTGGCCGTGGAGACAAGGAAGGAGGGTTAAATGGGGTATGTGTCTGTGGGCCCTAAATACAATGGGCAGGAAGCTTACGCTGCTGAGATTCCAGCTAAGTGGTACAAGCTATTCAAGCGCTATATGGCTAAGTATCACCCGGATATCTCGATTATCCTGATCCAGGCTAAGGGAGGTGCAGCTGCGAGTGCAGGAACACACAGCGATGGCTGGGCGTTCGACTTCCAGAACTGGCACCTGACGTCTAAGCAGAACGAGATTCTGGTAGCTGAGTCACGTAGGTTCGGAGGTGTGGCTTGGGCTAGGTATAGGAGTCAGGGTTTCGAACCCCATGACCACGTGGCTTGTGATTCTGGTGGTAGTTCTGACACTGCCTGCCAGTACCAGGTTGTTGCTGCTCATGCTGGGTACAATGGCCTAGGCTACCGCGGCCGTAAGGGTAGCGATAATCACCCTGCCCCTGCTAAGTGGGTTACATGTGCCCAGGGTATCGGCATGATGGAGGCTATCCTGGGTGGATTCAAGACAAACGAGGAAGGACCAACATTGGACAAGAGCGAACTGATTCAGGCTGTACGTGAAGGCGTTGGCGGACTCAACTGGGGTAACGAGACGTTCGGTGCGTACCTCGGACGTATGCAGGCTGCTTGCCAGACTGCTGCGTACTACGCCCACCAGGCTGCTACCCAGACTGCACCTATCACCCGGCCTGGCGACCCCGCTGCTGATAGCCGAGGTCAGGTTGTGATTCGGCAGGAGATCGCTGATGCTAAGACCCGCATCACTGCGGTGCAGGCTCAAATGGAGGAACTGCGTAACTCTATCTCAGTTCTGGCTGATCTGGTGAGGGGCCTGGCTCCTCGGGATCCCGGAGTCAACGCCTGATAGCGTGATAGCCTGAAAGGAGGTGTGGTCCCCTGGTAGATAGTATCAGGGGACTCTCCCCCAATGAAAGACTACTTGAAAAAGAAACCACTATATGATTACAGGTCATACGGTGGGTGGGGTATACAGCGTCCTGAGCACGGTACTCTAGGTCGCTTCGACCCGGCCATGACTAAGCTACTACCTGACGGCCGCACGTTCGAACTCAAGATGCAGTTCGACCGTCCAGCATACCTCATGTATATCGAGGCCGGGGCCACACACGAGAAGGCGCTGCATAACTCGCTGAGGTGTGGCTCATGGGCGTCCCTGTACAACGTCAATGGTGAAGGCTACTGGTCTATGTGGGTGAAGAACCCACCCTCCTGGACGACTGAAATGGTAGCTATGCTGTGGCCTGAGGAAGACTCTAGGTGGCCTGAGGGCGAGATCGACTTCATGGAGACCCAGTCTGACAAGACCAAGACTCAGCTGAATCTCCACTGGCCCTCACCTAAGGACCGCTCTCCTCAACACTGGCCTGTGACTATCGACCTCGATACACGCCAGTGGCACAAGTACGGGGTACGTATCTACCCCGACTGTATACGGTGGTTTGTAGACGACAGGATGGTGAGACACCTAGACACAGAGTTCTCACCCTACAACACCAAGCTGCACTTCGCTGTTCAGTGCGGGGTGAATCAAAACTTCGGGGTGATGTGGCACAAGGACATCGCCTGGGAAGAGAATATGTACATCATCCCTGAGAGAGCCCCAGGGATACTGTAGTTAGGAGACACATGGATATTACTACGCTCGCCACTGTACCGGCTATGCTCGCTATTGTCGAGCTTCTGAAGCGCATCGGCCTGCCGGCTAAGGCAGCTATGCCGGTTACTGTGGTCCTGTCCGTTGCTCTGGGCCTGGCCCAGACTTTCCTTGGAGGTGATCCTGTCTACCAGGCTGCCGCTAAGTACCTGCTGATGGGTCTCGGTGCGTGTGGCCTCTACGATGCAGCTAAGATTGCATCCCCTACCGTGGAGCAGAAGAACGAGTTGAACACTACTGTCCCTCGTCGTGCTGAGGCTCCTGAGGTGACTGCCTGATCTAAGGCATAAAATAACCCCCTACCTGTTAGGTAGGGGGTTATTTGTTTACTAGGGTCATAGGCTCACTGCCCTTCGCTGAAGAAGTAGGCCAAAACGAGACTTACGGCGATAACCAACAGGGGTACAACTACAATCTGATCCATTATTACCTCTTATCTCCTAGGTGTTTCTTGATGATTCTCTTGATGATCTTCTCAGGTGGCCAGCAGTACAGTCCTGAGACCTGAGCGATCTCTTGACCACACGCCAGACGCTGTTCCTGACTAGTGTGAGGGTAGTAGTAGCGCAGTTGTGCGGCCATTGCTTCCGGGTCGATCACCATAGTGCGTCTCCAATCGAGTCGATTTCGTCCATGAGGTTGTCTAGTTCACAGTAGTAGCAGTATGCGGCCAGGTAATCAGGAAGGTCTACACCGTCCCAGGTTACCTTACCTTCAGCAGCATGGTCAATGTCAATCTTGAGGTTGACGAGGATGGCCTCGCTGAGGTCCTCTCCGTACACGTTGAGCACATGGTCATGGAGCTCAGCAAGGTCGATGCCGTGCTCGGCTACGTACTCGGGGTCTCTCTTGAATCCTAGCATTGGGTTGCCTCCATGTCGTCTAGCAGGTATACCAGCGGTGAGCGTTCAACTCCTGGTATAGCCCTCAGTCTTGTGATTGTCTCTTTCAGTGTCAGATCCTTAGGTATCGCCCTGAACGCCTCTGACTCTAGCACAGTGGCGTAGTGCTTGTCTAGTACCCACTCAGACCTGAGCATGAGTGCTGGTACGGGGTCAGTGAGCAGGTCTCCTGCTAGGCTGTCGTCGATGCTCTCACCCATGTGGTCGTACAGCTCTTCACCACACGGTAGGTACCTGTCTGCGGCCTTCTGGCAGTACTGCACTGCCCAGTAGCGAGGGCATACCCACAGCTCCCACTCCCACATGAAGTCGTCTGGCAGCTCATCATAGCCGTGCTCACTTAGCTTGTCGAGTACCTTGATGTGGCCAGGTGTGGCTGCCACGTCCCACAACTCATCAATAGTGTACATTGTTCACCGCTCCACTACGAGAAAGACCGCGTTGACTGGGGTGTGCTGTGAGGCATCCCAGTAGATGCCTCCCAGCTCACTGGTGTAGAGGTAGCCACACTCAATGAGTGCCTCGATGCTAGCTCCGTAGAAATCTTCAACAGTCTCGACTCGGATTGTTCCCTGTGTTTCGATCATGGTATTACCCTAGCACACTCTAGAGAGATTGAACAACTTCAGGCTGCCACTCTCCCGGAGTGTCTAGCCCGGTGACGACAAGGTCCTGTGACCCTGACTTAGTTTCTACTTGAATACTCAACGACTCTGCTTGTCTTGTGATGTACAGAGAGTTGTCTGACCAGGCGTGTAGAGCTACTGACCCTGCTAGTGCCGCACCTCCAGTCGACGGCGCGTCCTTGCTGGCCTTACGTGTGTGGTGCACTATAAGCTGGGCGCACCCTGTAGCCTGGGCTACAGCCTTGATGGGCTGGAGGATCTGCCCGTACATAGCCTGGCTGTCGTTGATCGACTCTGTGGTCAGCATAGACAAGGTGTCATAGCACACTAGGCCTATACCCATCGAGTCGATGGTCTCGCCTATCTCCTCGGCTAGCTCAGGTGACAGCCCCTGTGTGGGCCTGCCTGCTATGTAGAGGGGTATCTCCCCGTCAGGAGGGTTCAGCTCCAGCACGCCTGACTTATAAGTCACGTACCCTCGAGGGTCATGGTGGGGGAAACGACACTGTAAGATAGTCTGCACACGAGACCACACACGTGACAGGCTGTCCTCCGCCTCGATGATGAGGCAGGGTGCCTGGTACGACCTAGCGTACCCTAGCACTGGCTGGCCTAGAGACAGACTAATAGCCATATCCAGCATGATCCACGATTTGTAGTGCTTAGGTGGTGCGGCAATGAAGCCACATCCACCCTCCTCTACCAGGCCGTCTATACGCCACCGCGGAGGGGGCATGTTGACTAGCTCAGATAGTTGCCTGATCTGGAGCAAAGGCTCTCTGGGTGAATCTTCAACTATCTCGATAGCCTCAATAGTTTTAGACCCTGCAAGGTCTAGCTTACTAGCTACCCTCTGGACTTCGGCCTTGAGCTTGTCTACTGAACCCCATTTATTAAGAGGCGTGTGGCGAATCAGGCCGGGTATAAATTCAGGCCCTACCCCGCACTCCAGCATGCTCGCTATAGCAGCGTACAGCTGAGATGACCTATCACCAAGAGCTTTGCTGGCACGAAGCTGCCCAGCTATAGACGCTGAGCTACCGTCAAGTGTACGGTACACTGCTGAGGCCAGCTCACCAGGAGTCTGTGTGGTCCCGTAGGTAGGCTTCCCTACCTTACACCCCCTCTTGTGTGAGGGTGTGCCAGGTACCCTGAGTAGCTGAGTAGCGTCCCAGCCACCAGGGTCGCACCCTAGCACGTGGCTGACGGCCCTAGACAGGCTGTCCTGGTCAGGTTGAGGTACAGCCTCAGTCAGTCTCCAAATAGCCTGTGTGTGGCCCGGGCTACTGGACCACACAGCAAGGGGGTTCGTGCCCTCCGTGTGGCCATCATCTACGTCAGACCAGATTAGCGGGCCCGCTTTGAGGTACTCCGCTTTCCTTTCCGGCTTACTGAAAAGACCGGGAGTGAAATATACATCCTGCCCAGCTTCAACGAGATCCCGCACGTAGTGCTTCGCTTCGTCAAGTTGGTCCACAGCCCGAAAGGCTTGGCCCGGGTTGAAAGCCTGACCCGGCCACGTGATCCCACAGATGAAAAAATACCCATCACAACCCTCCCAGATTGTCTCGAAGAACCTCATCCTCAACCCTAGCTATCTCTTCCTGGTAGGTATCTGGTGTGACACACGCCCAATACCCTCCGGCTGACATGATATCAGCCCCAACCTTGATCTGCCACTGGCTCAAAGATGAGCCTGTTTTGAGCTCCAGCCCCACGAACCTACCTCTGAAGCAGGCGATGAGGTCTGGGATACCCTTCTTAGTGTACTGGCTGGCGTGGTATTTGACAACCCACCAACCACGTGACTCTAGATACTTCTGTACTTGTCTTGAGAACGTACTCTCTAGCATGCCCAGAGCAGGGCTCAGGTCCCTGCTCCAGACTATGTCAGAGAATGTCGTCGAACTCCCCGAAGTCGTCCTCAACGTCCTGCTGAACTTCCTCCTTAGCCTTGGACTCGACCTCAGAGAACTGGGCCACACGTGCGACACGGCTGCGCAGCTTGCCATTGTAGGTATCGTCCTCAAGCTCTACGTTGATCTTAGCACCAACGTACTTGTAAGGATCAATCTGGACAACCTTGTTAGGAACCTTAGTGCCGGAAGCTTCGATCAGTTCACGGAGCTTCCACAACTGATTGGGAACAATCTTGCAGTAGTAGGGGTACCTACCTGGGCCTGCCACGATAGCGAACACCAGCATGTCGGTGTTGTCTGACTTTGTCTTAGTCATTTCCACACCAGCGATCTCAGCGTTGTACACGCCAGGTGCCTGGTGGACCGTGCTGAATGAAGGCGCCTTGACGTCGGAGAAGTCGATCGAGATCTTAGCCATTTTTTGTTTCCCTTTCCTTGAGGATTGATCGGATGTAGTCGATTGTAGCAGTAGTAGTGGTGAAGAAGCAAACTGTGATAGTGAACATATCGCGGTTCACGTGGTCATTGTAGCGGACCTCATACTGACCTACCTGGTGGGCCACAGTGATGGGGTTGGGCACGTCGATGACGGCCAGGTCATGGTGCTCGAAACGCCAGGGCAGGTCATCCATCTGGTCACACAACCTGACAAGAGCGTTACTAGCGACCTTTGAAAAATCAATCATGTGTGAGGTACCTTTCAAGCCTTTCCCAAGTAGGAGACCCCAGCCAGGGCTTGCGGGCTGCGATGTCTGCCCGACACCCCGCCACGATACCCTGTGTGGGCTTGAGCCACATACGGTAGCCGTTGTTGGAGTCTCTCTTAACTGACTCTGTGTAGCCTATCACGTCAGCGTACATGAGTGCAAACTGCCTGGCCTGACCTGGAAGAGCCAACGTGACTTCCTTAGTCTGGGCCACATCAGCGTCCTCAGGATCAGCCTCATCGACATAGGTGACCTTAGCCTGCCCTGTCAGGACCACAGGGATGTCCAGACCCCTCAGAGTGAGGATCAAAGACTTGATCAGTTCGTTGGCCTGTCCATACTGAGGCAGGCTGACGGGCTTGGCCACAGTCAAGAGGTCACCGCGCTTACGCCCAGAAACGAAGTTCAATGCCAGCTCGTGAGCCACAGTGATGCTGTCCAGGGCCACAGCTGTGGGAGGCTTGGCTACGATAGACTGAACCTCTTTGGCCAGGGCCTCCCAGGTATCTACCTGTGTGGTCTCGGCCTGTACTGCACGGGTGCCTCCCTCAAGGTCGATGATGCGTACCCCCGGCACCGTAGCTGCGAAAGTTGTCTTGCCTGTCTTAGGCTGGCCATACACTAGTGTGATCATTTGTACCTCTCCATAGGGTCTCTCTTATCGAAGAATTGAAGGAATTGCTCATCCGTGCCGAACTCAACTCGTGCTGCGGCGAGCTTGCCCATACGGCACAGGTAGGAATTACCACATACGCTAGGGTTACTGTCCTCAGGTGGCTTAGACCAGTCATACTCACCTACCTGCCTAGCCCACCTCAGTATCGACTTGATCTGCCGCTCATGCACCTGCTGATTGAACGGTACCAACAACCGTGTGAACGCTGGGCAATGTTGACGCTTCAACAACTCAGCATCCTTCGCGATGATGTCGCACTCAGCTGAGGTGATCTCCGTCCGATGCTCATGAGCCCAGTCTACCAGAGATCGGTAGCAAGTGCTACCTGTGGACCCCTTCGTGATCTTAAGCTTACCTGTCTTAGTCAGTTGAGGCCACACCACACGCTGTGGTTGGATGTAGTCCCAGATCATCCCACCAAGAGGCAGGTCCCAGCCAAGCCTTCGCTTGTTACCCTCGAGGAGCCAGAGGTACGCGTGAGACTGGATGTCCAGCTGCCGGTACTCGGCTGTAGGGAGTGTCTGATGCGTCTTGTGGTCTAGTACCCACAAGCGTCCACCGAGCTCCACTACCTTATCGACCTTGCCCCTGTAGGTGTGGTTACACCCCGGGATACCTCGTGACAAGTCCAGCTCACATGCCAGCACGTTGAGGGGCTCATCGCGGTAGCGGTACTCGTAGGCGCGGTACACACGATCAAGATCATCATAGATCTCATGCTCCTCCTCCATGAGGCCCTCTGGGCGCTCTGGGGGCTGGCCTGTCTCGAGCCAGGCGTGTAGGTAGGTACCTCTATCTAGGGCCGTACCCGGGTGGGGCTTAGATGTGATCCCCTGGAGGTCATAGTAGGCCTCCAGAGGGCAATTAAGCCAGCTCTTAATCAAGCTTGTGGTTACTTGCATGTCTCCTACTATACATCAATCTCTGGCCCCCAGCAAGTACCTACCTCAACATCAGCTACCATAGGGCAGTCGAAGTGAGGCAGAGGCTGCTCCATGACCTCCTTAATCATGGACGCTGTGGTCTCGGCTAGATCATCAGGCACCAGCACGAGCACAGCGTCATGGACCAGGCCTAGTATGTGGCTGTCTCCCTCTAGGCTGGACCACACCTGCACGGCAGCTCTAAGCATGATGTCGCTACCTGTGCCCTGCACCTGACTGTTGACAGCCTGTCTCTCAGCCGCTGCTACCTCATACTCATCACTGCTGTACAGACCTGGTAGGTGACGCCTACGGCCGAACATAGTTGAGCTATACCCCAGCTTGTGTGCCTTAGCTTTAGCCCTGGCGTGCCATGGGCGCAGTCCTGACCAGTGCCGGAAGAAGTCCTCCCGGAACTGCTCAGCCTCATCCAGGGTAATGTCCGTACCGTAGCTAACCTTAGCGAACTGGACAAACGACTTAGCGCTCATACCGTACAGGAAGCCAAAGTTAACAATCTTAGCTTTCCTTCGGTCAAACGAGTTGTCTGGGTCAAGACCAATAGCACGTGTGGTCTGTGAGTGGATGTCCCCTCCCTGTCGGTACAGCTCAAGCATGGCCCTATCACGCGAGACCACAGCGGCTACACGCAGCTCGAGCTGGCTGTAGTCAGCCTCTATGATCTTGTAGCCATCGGGGGCAGCTACCAGACCCCTTATGTAGCGGTCTTTCGGAACTTGCTGTAGGTTAACTCCGACGCCATCACATACTTTGCCTGACGACAGCCTGCCTGTCACCGTACCATGAAGCTTAAACGAGGTATATAACCGCCCCCTTTCGTCTATTTGCTCTTTATAAGGGGTAATAAACCCATCGATATTCTTCTTTAGTCGTGACCTTTCTAGTAGTGTTTTAGCTATTGGGTGATCCATATATGCAAGTGCCTTTTTAGAAAGGCTAGGAGCACCGTTAGGGAATGCTTTAGTTGGCTTTCCGATCTCCTTTTTGGGAATACCCAGATAATCATACAGAAACCACCGCTGAAAGTTAGTAGTACCCCATTTGACTTGCATCCCTTCGGGTACTTCCGAGGGTATTTTATCGTCCAATTTGGCATCAATTTCGGCCAATTCCGAGGTGTATTTACGACTCGCTATTTCGAGCTTATCGCGACTAATAGGAATACCATAGTCCTCAGTCTCAGCTAGCATATTGATAGCCGGGACCACAACCTTACGAAGGAGCTTCTTTTGGTTAGCTGTGAGCTTACCTTTGTTAATCCGATAAAGCTCACGTGTGGCCAGTAGGTCCTTTTTCAAGTAGGCGGCCATGGCCTCAGGATCAGAGTCATCCCACACACCGTCATAAGACCAGTCCCCACCCATGAAGTCAGCCATCAATGATTTGAGACCTAAGGGACGGTTCTCGTCCACCATATGGGCACCCAGCATAGTATCCCCAGCTGCCTCAATATGAGCACCGAAACGCCTAGCATACACTATATCGAATTTGATGTTGTGGCCCACCACTGAGGGTAGTTTTCCACACAACCTCCGCAGCCTCTCGACCCAAGTCTCAGGGTGCTTGGAGGCCATGTGGAAAACCCGGGGCTCATCCTCAGGCTTATCCCCCAGAATGCCGACCATAAGCACGGCGGCATCCTTTGCGCGGGGGTTTAGACCTGTGGTCTCTATGTCTAGAAATAGCATTTTGTGAGCTCTTTAGCCAGCTTGTGGGCAGTTCGTACGTCCGTGGTCGACTTGTACTCAATAGACGACTCTCCGATAGTGAAAGTCGTGGCAGTCCTGAACTTATTCAACTTCCAGCTAGCCGTCCTAGAACACTCAGTTACCCACGAGCGGTACCCGATACTCAGGACAAGGAATTCTGCCCAAGAATAACCAGTGTCTGCACCGGCCCACAGCTGTTTACCCCAGTCGGAAAACAGGTCATCAAGATTGAACGCAATCACTGCAAGGTTGAACCCCTTAGCTCGAGGTACGTTAGGCTTAGCTGCCTCACGGATATCCGAACTAATGCCCGTGTAGTCGTGGATATCTCCATCGACCCATGAGCGGGTCAGCACACCGTGTGAGTTGTGTGGGTCCACAATGAGCTCGCTTGGAGCGTACCCCAGACCTCGTGCAAAGATAGTGGGGTCCACACCTGGGGTGGCTGCAATGACCAGACGGTCAGATGGATTCACTAGCATAAGTCTCTCCTAGAAGATAGTTGCGTGTATTCAGCATGATCTCTTTCCTGAACTCTGTGGCTTCCTGTAGGGAGGCCCACAGGGAGTCCTCTACGGTGTCCTGGGTCACCATCACGATGACCTTTGGATCAGCCGCTAGAGCTACTCTATCACTCATCTGGCGATAAGTCAACGCCGAGGTAGGCAGCCCGTACCACACCAGCACTTCGGCCTCGCGCATGTCCACAGCAGTAGCAGCAACCTGAGGGTTGACTACCAGCACACCGTCCTCTGACGACTTCCATGAGTCCAACACGGCAGTCTTGTCCCTGACCTTACCGTCCAGCCTGTAGGTGTGGTCTAGATGTCGCTCTATTGCGGTGAGGGAGTCCAGTAGTTCACTAGCTACTACTATACGGCCCCTGTAGGCCTCCCTCAGGGCATCAAGGGCCACAAGCTTATGGCCGCTGTACACTAGCCTGCCCTCACCTGTAGAGAGGCCCTCAGCGAGACGTCGGCACTTAGAGAACAGGGCCAGCACCGAGTCAGCTCCAGACTCGCCTTGAGCCTCCAGCGTGTCAAGCTCATCCCTTACCATAGCCTGGTAGATGGCCTTACGAGACTCGTCTAGGAATACAGGCACAACCTCTTCATCTATAGCCTTAGTGCCAATGGCATCCTCACGGCTAATACTTATGGAATGCGCTTTAATAAGTGCCTGGTACTCCTCGGTATTGCGGGGTCCTAAATACTTAGGGAACCCCCCAAAATTAGACCATTCACCAAAATACTCCCTAAACGACTTAGCAGAGGGGAATTCTTCCCTAATAGAAGGGTCAGAGAACACCAGCTGTGGATAAATCTCACCCACCATATTCCGCTTGCCTACAGGGGTAGCAGTCAGGCATACCCTGTACCTAGCCGATTTAGCCATACCAACAATACGCCTAGACCTCTTGCTAGCAGGCGTCTTTATAAAGTGTGACTCATCCAAGACAATAGCTGAGGCATGGTATTCGGCCCCTTTAAATAGGCCTTTAGGGTACCCTCTAGAGAATTTGTCATAGTTGATCAACACTATCTTAGGCAGCGCCGTGGACTCATATGCTCCGTCGTAGACTATGTCAGCCTCAGGTCCCCAGTAATGCTGCTGTAGCTCCCTGACCCACACATCGATAGCGATCCTAGGACAGACCACAACGATGTACCGTACGTCACGGTTGTGCATCAGCCACGACAGCCAGTCGATTGTGGTCTTGGTCTTGCCCGTCCTGGTGTCCATGAGCAGCATACCGTGCTCTTTTTTGGCCAGCCACTTAACCGCGGCCAGCTGATAGTCTCGAGGTTTAGTGACTGGCTCAAACATTAGTTAATTGCTCCTTCAATCATCTTCTTGTACTGGAGTGTGGTCCCAGTACCCATCCTAGCAACCTCCACACCCTCGCGCAAGGCTAGCACAGTTGGGACAGACATGATATTGAACTTACGCCCTAGGTCAGGGTTGACCTCAACATCATCATACTCCCAACCAAGATAAGGGAACTTTTGCATAGCCCTTTCAAAATTAGCCTTAGACTGTGGGCACTGTGAGCACCACGCAGCGCCAAGGAATAACAACTTCAACATTAAACTACTACCACCTTTGCTGAATAGATAGGCGCCTTATAGTCGACCGCCTTGAAACCTTTACCTTTGAAATTAAGTATACCTTGTTTGGCTGGAATAAACTCAACCTCACTCTCTACTCTAGCAGATATCAGCATCCTATGCCAAACATCAAGATTCTGACAGTACACGTGGGCATTAGCTGTAGTGAACCTCAACTGCCCCGGACTAACATCGTGACCGTGCTGCCTCAGTGTATTAGTCATCAGGTGGATGAGCATCCACCCCTCAAGGGTGTCGTAAGGTAGCCCACACACGACGTCTGTGGACCGAGCGAATATGTCTAGGTTGACTCGCCCTCCTACCACATTGAACGCCCACGCCACCGGACACGGTGGGATACGCATAGCCCCGACCTCATACCCCTGCCATGCAGTCCACACAGCGCGCTTGGTCGTAGGGTTAGCCACAAGCCTGTCCACGACATCCCGTACGGCATCGTATGCCCCGTCAGGACCTCCGTAACGCCATTGGACACCATACATAGGCCCTAGCTCATCTGTGGCCCACGGAGACCACATACGCTCCACGTCGGAGGTGACTCTAGCACATCTGTCCTGCTGTGTGGCCCCTGACCCACTAAGCATCCAGTGGAGCTCACGCTGGGCCATGTCCACAGACACCCTGCGTGTCTGGGACAGGGGTGCATGGGTGTAGACCACACTCCATGACCCGTAGCACCAGTAGGGGTGCTCTTGGCCTTCAGTGACTAGCTCAGCAGCTTGTCTAGACAGGTTGTATATGTTGTGATCATACTCACACAGCACGGCGATAAGCCTCCGATGCGCATTTGACAATCATATAGGCAGGCTCCTTAGCAAAAGAGCTACCCAATTTAGCCGATTCAATAAAGTCCTTAATTGACCTATTGAAATTCTTAGCTAATGTGTAATTAGTCACCCCATAAGTGACCTCACTACTGGCACTAAACCCCAGCCCTAAATGCCTTTTAAAGGTGTCTAAAATAAACATACAGGACTTTTTATTAAGGTCCCTATACCTGATTTCGCCCCAATTAAGCACTTCCATACATTGTGGATACCAGTCACCGAAATTAAGGTCGTTATAGTGCCTTGCACCGTACTCGGGACGAGATCTAATGACCTCAACACCAGAATTACGCAGTACGGTTATACCCTGTTTATGCTCTCGCCAGTCTGGTGTTTTCAGAGCTGGATCGAGCCACGGCCTGTCATACTCCAGAGACCCCCTGAACCCCGCCAGAAGCAGCGCTCTAGCACAAGGGGCGCAAGGCTCATAGGTCATAGCTATATGGCCCTCCCTAAGACGATAGGGCAGCTCCATAAGCTGTTGAGAGGCCCACACCTCCGCGTGTATGTACTCAAGGCACTGCCCGTTAGGTGCAACGTCGTGGCATTTAGCACCTAGCTCGACGTTATGTGTGGATATCTGGTAATCCCCAGAGGTGTTTACGAAATAGCAACCTACTTTGCATTCAGGGTGGGAGGATTGCTTGGCAATCTCATAAGCTAGCTCAATCTCATTGATCATTATAGTTCCTTACAATAACCCGATCGAACTGCGGGAAAGTCTTCAGAATAGCTTCACAAGTAGGGCATACGTAGTTAATCACGTACGCAATACCAGGACGCGACCCTCCAACTTCATTAAGGAGTCGCATAACGGGGTGGATATAAGCCCCTCCGGGCTTAGGGTAGTACTTACCCGGCACCCACCAGATACCGTCAGGGCTATGGAAGACCACAGATGACATACAGCCTCGCTCGGGCTTAATGCTCTGGATCATACGAGGCAGATCACCGAACTCATACATCAGAATTCACTCCAATCACCGAACTCGTCCCTGCTACCGTACTTAGCCTCGTACTTGAACCCGAGCCACACACCGGCGATGGCCATCAGGATGAGGGCCACATACCACAGACCGTAGAAGATCATCCACGTGATCAGCACTCCAATACCGAGAGCAGCAGCAACAGCAGCAACGATAGCGATCATGTAACCGATGAACTTAAGCATTTTTGAACCTTTCATGTTGTTTTCTTGATGTCTTTAGCTTAGCACACTCTGTGGACCAGCGCAACCCCTGATCCGAAACTGTTAACCTTAGTTAACCCACCCCGACTCATTTAGGATCAACTCGACCTCTGACGGGTCGATGAGGTCATCACGCATGCGTGCAGTGAGGTACGCGATAGCGAACAGTGGGGGCTCACACCTCATAGCCTTAGCAATACCCTCTAGGCCCTTACCGTAGCTGCGCACACGAGACAATACACGTCCCCATGAGGACTTGCTGCCAATAGTGAGCTTCTTACAGAGCTGGCCTGCCTCAGCTGACACCCCAATAGCGAATGTCCACGGTGAGTGAGCAATCTCTACCCACCAATCCAATGCGTTATCAAGCTCTTCCGAGTCCTCAGACCTCAATGCATCCACCAACACACTAGTGAGGGCGGCCTGGTCAGGCTCATACTGAGTGGTCATAACAATTGTTGTGTGGATATCTCGCCACTCGACATTCATTTTTGGGCCTTTCTGGTTTGCTTTGTTGGTCTTTAGCTTAGCGCAATTTGAGGGCCATTTCAACCTTAATTCAGTTGTTTTTCTCTACCCATGCTTCAGCCAGCTCAACCAGCTGGTCGTAGGTCAGCGTGTAGTCCTCGTCGACCAGGTCGATGAGGTAGCTGATCAGGGT